GGTTCACCAGAAATTATGAATGGAAGAGTAAAGACATTACATCCTAAAATTCATGGAGGTATTCTTGCTCAACGTGGTAACCCTGTACATGATATAGATCGTAAGGCAAATGATATTGGATTGATTGATATTGTTGCAGTAAACTTATATCCATTTAAAGAAACAATTGCTAAATCAGATGTAACATTTGAGGAAGCAATAGAGAACATTGATATTGGTGGTCCTAGTATGGTAAGATCAGCAGCAAAAAATCATAAGGATGTTGCTGTATTAACTAATCCAGGACAGTATGGTATTTTTCTTGATGCATTAAAGGGTGACATATCAATGTCGATTGAAGGTTTAAGAAAACAATTTGCAAAAGAAGCATTTAGACATACTGCTGAGTATGATACAGCAATTAGTAATTGGATGGATACGCTTTTATAAATATAAAAAAGTGTCTTTTAAGTTCAATGGATCTCAAGGAAGTTGTATCTGCTTACTATTCAATATACGAAGGTAAGAAAAAGGAAGAAAAGGAAGAAAAACCTGAGAAGTGGTTTGATGATGACGGTGATGGAAAGGGTTATGAAAAAGGTGAGGTAGACGGTAAGTTCGACAAGAAGAAAAAGAAGAAAGAAGAGGATGAAGAAGAAGTAGATGAAGGTCTAGAATTTGTTGATGATCTTACTGAAGAAGAGTTGGATGCTCTTGTTGAGGAGATGGTTAATGAATATATTGCAGAGGGACTTGATCTTGATGAATTAGATCAAACATTTGAAGAGTACTTAGAAGAAGCAAAAGTTACTTATGGTCATGACTCAGGTGGAAAATCTGATGACGATATGGTATCTCAGGTTCGTAAGAAAAAGGCAGAGAAAGACAAGAAGAGAGTAGAAAGAGTTGAGAAAGTCAAGTCTTCTATAAAGAAAGCAATTAAGACTGTAAAGGATGCTCCTGGCAAAGCAGTCAATAAAGTAAAATCAAAGGCACACGAACCAATTGCTAAGTATCTTTCTGCACCAAGTAAGGATCAGGAAGGTGCTGGAAAAGGTGGAAGAGGTGTATTCCTTGGTGGTAGGAAAGATGGTAAAGCAGGTGCAGGTACAAAACCACTTGGTATGCAATACCTTAAAGGAAAGACACAAACATCTAAAGGTAGAAAGGAACTTCGTAAAGTTTTAAAATTTGATTTAGCACAAAGGGCAGGTAAAGCAAAAGCAAAAGCAGGACTTGCAACTGCAAAGGCACAAGTAGGTGCATATCAAAAAGCAAGATCAGCAGCACAGGGTGTTAAGGATACTGTAGGTAAGGCAAAGCAATCTGCTAAGAATTTTGCAAGGAAAGCAACTGCTGCACCTAGAAAGGCAGTTAAGGCAGTTAGAAATAAAACTGCTAGTGCATTGAGTTCTCTTGCTGATAAGATTAAGACAGAAGGAATTGAATTGGATGCATTCGATACAGTGACTGCAT